ATACAATACCATTACCATCCAAACCATATTCTTCATAGGTGTGATCTCCACCCCATATTAAATCATGTCCACAATGCCAGCACTTCATACTATTCTCCGAATAATTCCTTGAATGCTTGATTAGCCTTATTGGATTGTTCCACCTTCTCCTTCTTAGGTTTTGGCATGTAATCACCACGAACCCAAAAGTCTTTCTCGATGTGGGTTGCCATCATGTCTGCCTGATGTAAGATATAAGCAATATTAGTCCTTAGTTGTCTTTCAGGCTGATATGCTATGTAATAACTCTTGTTAGCCTCTTCATACATGCCGTCTGTCAATCTTAACCCAATGTACTCATTGTTGGTCAATTTGACACCAAAGTGTTGAAGTATGAATAAAGCCCTATCAGTTACGGTCATAAACTCTAGCTTTGGGTTGTGTTTATATATCAACCCTTGGTTCTTTCTATGCCACTCCGAGTCATTCGGTGTGTAGTAATCCTCAGCCAAATCACCGACCTTACCCAAATCATGGTGTAGAGCAGCGAACACCAACTCTTCTTCCGTGAAGTCAATGGTGGCTTTGTTCTTCACCCATAGTTCCATTACTTGTAGAGCAGTTGTGGTTACATGCATCACATGTTCCACATAACCACCAGCGAAAGCGTTGTGATAATGTTGTTTACCACTAGCAGGTGCGAACAACATCCTCTCTTCAAAGTAATCATACATCTTGTTCAACCCCTCCAGCCTATCACCGGAGAAGTTGACATCGATGAATTGTCTTAGGTTATTCCAATTATGTTGGAGTTGTTCAGGTGTTAGTTCTTTCATGCAGCAACCTCTATTTTTTCTTTTGGTTTATGGATAAGTTGAATTCTGTCAACATCACCCTCGATTAACTCCTCATTTGTACACAACCAAACACAGGCATTGATATTATTATCTGTCAATACTCTCTTAAAATAATCTCTCTTTTGTTTCTTACCAGCAAGACTATCAGTTACTAAGACATTATAGTAAGCAGTACCAGATAATATCTTTGAAAGTATTTGATCTATATGTGGCCAATCCTCAGTTCCATTTTGGAACTCTAAATGAAGTAGATACTTATCATCCTTAGATAATAATAGATCATACTCCCTACCATCAGGCAGAGTTTCTCTAACAGATCGATTGTTTGAATCTAATATATCTGTTCTACTTAAATGTTCTTCACACATATAAGATAATGCTATCATACTACCATTTTTATAAGGTACATCTTCATTTTTATCACTATTCAAGCGATTAACAAAAGTATCAACTTTCTTGTCTTCTTGTTTTCCAGCTACATATTGTATTGACTTATTCTTACCAATCTCTTCATTGTGGATTTGACAAGCCATTTCTCTTGTCTCATCATCCACACCAGATGTTTTGATAGTAGGCCACTCTTTATCACCACTTGTTTCATGTAAAACCAATACTGTATTCTGAGTTTCCTCTCGGTATTTGTAACCAGCTAATGGCATCCAAGCATCCTCTTGAATTAAATGGATACCTCTATGATTCACATAAATATGTCTTGGATTCACACCACGACCTTTTAACTTGATTACGTCCTTACCCTTATTGGTAAACTTTTGTAGGTCATACCATTGAGCAGAATCATCATGATTTATTTTGGTGATCGATTGATACAAGTAGACATCAAATACACCATCGGCTATCTGTATTTGTTCTTTGACCTTTGGTAAGTCTCTGAACTTACTAACTGGCATAAAGTTCTTACCATGTTGTGTTACTGTTGGATAAAACTTCTTAGAGGTGTAGTATTTCTGACCTCCAGCTACTTTAACAAATATGGTGTCTTGTTCAGTATCAACACCCATGAAAGCAAAGTTTAATGATTCAGCCATATCTTTTGCTGAATATACTTTGGTTGAATCGGCATATCTACGAATTGAAACAAAATGTGTTGGTAGAAATTCAAACTCTTCAGCATGAGTCATGTGACGATACTCATCTTCTGTAACTTCATATTCAACGATAGTACAAGGATACTCCTTGTCATTAGCTAGTTCAGGTCCGTCACCATAGTTTTTATTTGGATCAACACCACCGACTAAATTACGAATTGTGCTTCTTGTTAACATGTCTGGCATACAGTTGAACTGAAACTCACGAACATAAAAAGAGTTTCCATCGTAATGTCCTGTTAAATGTGGCATACCATCTGAATACATTGTGAATTTACTCGAACCAACTCCCCAATACGAGGTGTTCTTTGTAACTGTACCAGGAATATCTCCATAACACACCCACTTCCTCATCATGGTTTCCCAATCGAGAAAATCTCCATTGTTGGCATACCTTATCTGTTCTTTAGTAAATACATAACCTTGTCTGGTGGCATTAGCATCTTTTGCGTTATGTGCCGGTTCATCAGCAAAATTCTTACCAGTAATATCTCTACTACCTCGTCTGTCTAATTCTCGTTTAAGGTTATCTCTTGATATCCGATACTCCTTACCCGTTTTCCCTGATTTCATAGTAACTCCTATGTGTTTAGTTTTAAATTTGTTAATAGTTGATAAAATATCATACACTCTATTTTCATCCCAATTCAATTCTTGTAGAACCTTTTTCAATTTATATAGATGACTTGGATTCTCAATGTCTGGTACACCAGCACCGATTTCACGAATCCATTCTTCAAATACTTTGGCAAAGTCTTTGGTTTGTTTGGCATTCTTTTCGTACCATCGTTTTTGTCTGTCACGATTGGCAGCTCTTCTATCTTCTTCGGTTTGATATTTCTTTTTCATATATATAAGTATTAGGTTTTTTTTCTAACCATTGGTTTATTTGTTATTGTTTTTTTCTAACAAGATTAATTGTTATGTAAATATACGAATTTTATTGTAATTTGTCAAGCGTTTTATGCCAACATCACAAACTTTTTTATCTATCTCTGAACCATAATAGCTCCTACCCATATCCTCACAGGCAATTGCCGTTGTTCCTATACCAATGAAAGGATCATAAACAACCTCACCCTCATCGGTAAAGTTCTCAATACAACGTCCTATCATCTCTGCTGGATAGTGATATGTATATGTTAAGTCACCAAATTTCTCTGCCTTGTAATCCTCTGTCCAATTATCAGCTCTATATCTTTTAGTTCCCTTAGATTTAAACTTACCCCTACCAAAGTTCTGAACTATAGCATTATCATATCTGTATAGATTATTTCTCAACCCCAGCTTGACGCCTTTATCATCTATTATTGGTTTAATCCATACTTTCTTTGTTAGTAAATCATACCCCAAGTCTTTCATTATCTCATATATGTGATAATCTTTAGGAATGGTTCGAGAATTATGTTTTCTTAAACTCGTGACTATTGTAACCGTATTGTTAATAGGATCGAGTTCTTGATATATCTTTTTCTGCCAATCCAAATATTTGTTATCATCTTTGATCGGAGTTAAATTTAACTCATCGTAATCGGGTGGAGAAAAACAGGTGTAATGGTATTCTATATTTCTTTCAGTTAATGTCTTGTAGCAATCCTCATTAAATATCTCATTCATCTTATGGTTTCCTAAATATAAAAATTGGTTCGTATTTACTGAGTGTTCCATCAACTGAAACAGCATTCTTAACATTGGATTGATCAACACCTATCATTGATGCCATTAACATCTTTAACTTACCTTTGTATTCTCCACCAAGGCTTTCAATGATATCGATAGAGTCTTGCTCCAATGGATGAAACACACTCTTACCAATCTTGATGTCGGCGATATTCCATAGCAGATACCTATCACTTCTCAAACTCTCGTAAGCATTGGTAAGCGTTGGTTTCAAAAAGTTATCTCTCCAATCTGAATACATCGGATAAGACTTGAATGATTGTTCCTCATCATCAGAGTATTGCTCCCTATCAAAATAAGGTGGTGAAGTGAACACCATATCTAGCTTACCTTTGTATTGCTGGAAGTCAGGATGATCACCCACATGTTCTGAACCTATTTGAAAGTAATGATATGTGTTCTTCTTCTCTTCCCAAAATGGATTGGTTTCCAATGCCTCATTGTTAAAGAAGTCAGCAACATACTCGTATCTTGATATCCCTAAGTCATCGATAAAGTTATCTGTATTGGGATCAGTACCTATGTAATGTATTTGTTTTTTAGATGACATAGCACCGAGTATTCTACCACCCCAGCCACTTGACGGATCATAGATATTTAATGGTTCATCTTGCTCGATGTGATCTGTGTATTTCTCATACAAAAGTCTGGCAGTTAGTGGTGGGAAGTTAACTGCTGGTTGTGAGTTCAGACTCAATCTAAATATCTGAAATGCCTTTGGGAATAATCTTGTAGTTAATTGGTAGTATCTGATCATGAAGACATTCTTCTTCAGCTTACCACCCTTGGTCATCACATTATCAGATAGGTCCTCAACACTTAACTTCTTCTTTAGTGTTGGACACCATATGTTGGTTAGCATCTCATCTGTAATCAAACCTTTATCATAAGCATACTTTATTTCATCAGCGTTGATAGTCACATATTGTTTAAAGTATTTCTCTTGATGTGATTTAGCAATCCATAATCTAAACTTACTGAACTTTAACTTATTGTTGTTGTAATATTCCAACCAAGGTAAAGCACTTTCACCATCCCAATAGATTCCACCACCTGATTTATTCTCCTTGCGATCTAAGGACAATGACTTACTGAAAGTATACATGGAATCCCTACGAACACCTCTTCGCATAGCTTTGTAAAACATATCCTTGTTGACATCTTCTCTGATACGATCATAGATAGAATTCAACCCATGATCTCCCATATCACCGATACGAGTCTTTAACATAGTTGGAAAGAATTGGTTCACTCCATTG